TGATCAGTCATTTAAAACCTCTTTTAATTTATATTTAATATTCTCAATTTTAATATCTGAAACATTCGCATTTGAAATTTCAGGATCCTTACCTTCGATAGCTTTATTCTCATCTTCATACTGTTCTTCAATAATGAATTGAGCTTCGCCTGTAGTAGTTTTGATAATCTTACTCACGACAATATTTAGCTTTTATTATTGGCATTAGCATTCTCCTTCATAAACTCTTCTCTATAAGCTTGACGTTCTTGTTCTTTTTCAATTTCTGCTTCGTGTTGCAGCCAATCCATCTTGCCAGTAAAGTCTCTATGAGTTGGTATAAAGTTTGGATCTATTAAAATATCCGTACTAACTTTAAAAAAGTCTGCTAATTGTTTTAGCCTAATTGCTGAACAACCGTTTTTACCTTTTTCATATTTTTGAATTTGTTGAAAACTCACATCTAATGATGCGGAAAGTTTTACTTGAGTTACATTTCTAAGTTTTCTTAAGTATTTGATGTTAGTTCCAACGGTTCTGTTGAAGGCAAGCTCTTCACTCGTTCGGTGTTTGTTTGACATAAGATTTCTTCTTTGGTTAGGTTAAAGTAATTCTCCATTTGTTGTTGCCAGCCGCTGAAGTCATAAATTGTGCTTCTCTCAGCTGTTACAATAAAAGTTGAAGTAGGCATTTGTTGAAAGACATCATCAGTTTTTAGATAAAAACCTGGTAAGCCTTTCTCAAATTTTAAGTACCATTGTGTTTGGTTAATTTGGTGTACTGGCATATCTGAACTGAATGCCTGGTAATTCATGTAACTGTCGAAGCCTTTATCGCCTAATTTTCTGGACATTATTTATATTCCTCCAATGGATCGTAAACTTCGTTACGTTTGATTTGTTCAGCTAACTTGCTGATAAGTCTTGATGAAATTTCTGGTGTGAATGTCATTACATCACCAAATAAAGCTAACATTTCTAAAGCTCTTCCGTCTATTGCTGGAAGTTTATCCCAGTCTTTATCTTTCATTAACCATGCAATATTTTCTTGATAAGTATTTTTTTCTACTTGCAATTCCATTGCTAACTTTTGAGCTTCAGACAATTCATTCATTAAGGTTTTAGGAAATTTAATTATTTTATTTGTCATTTTTTTCATTTTCAAATTTGTGCATTAACTCCGCCTGGTGCAGATAGTTGGCTGCATCGATGTAGGTGTCTTGTTTATATTTTTTGTTATTTGTTCTAATAAGTTTTGCTGCAACGTACATATTAGCAACCATAAATCCTGGAATATCTTTTTCCATTCCGAGCAGAGCAGACCACGTTTTACCAATGCTACACATTGATTTATAAAACGAGCCATACTCTTGCTCTTTAGCTTGACGGATTTGTTTAAGCTTTTCGTTTTGCATTTTTAGATTTGTTTTCTTCAAATGTTACGAAAGCATTATCGATAAAGTATGATGCAGTCTTTGCCATAGATTGCGGCATTTCAAATTGATCATCAGATAATACACGTAGCTTTTTATAAGTTTCCATATTAAGTGCGATGGATTTATATTTATCGGTGTCCATGATTACTCCAAGTTCGCTGGATCAAATGATGTCGCTGCATCGTTTAACTCCAACTCTTCTACTCTGTGCATCCAGTAATAGGTTGAACCAGCTGGAAGTTTACCAGCACCAGTCGCTTCAGCTTTGTAACCACCGATCCTAATTTTCTTACCACCTAACTCTTCAGGTAAAGTAATTGTACCTTTGAGATCGTACGACTTTGGGTTTTCTTTATTAACATTAGGAAAAACAACTCCTAATGATTTACGTTCAGCTCTTGGAGCTGCTTCTGTTATTGGTTGTGTTGTAGCGTTATCCATTGATAACTCCATTAGTCTCAAGTTTATTTTTAATCTTGTTAAAACGTTCAAGGAACTCTGAATAAGCTAAAGGATTAGATCCTTTGACTTCTTGCATAAGTTTTTGATTAGTTGTTAACCAAGATTTGTAAGATCCAAGATGAGAGACTTTATCAAGCTCGGATAATGCTGCTGTAAGTTTAGTATCTGAAGCTACGATTGCGTTGGAGACCTCACTTGCACTGGCAATATTGTCGTTCGTTAACCCAGCGAATGCAGCGGCTCTTCCAACTGAACTCGATTCACATACTTCTAATGCGGATAACTGATTTATTCTTGAGGAAGATCTAAGCTCTTCAGCAAGACCTGTGGATATTAATTTTCCATCAATCCAAATTTCTGATTTAACAATAACTTTTTTATCATCATGGAATAATAATTCTGATTTTATCGTAGCATCAGTACCAAGATTTTTTCTTAAAATTCCAATCCGAAAAGCCACATTAGCATATTCTTTCGAATGAATTGTGATTGTATTACCTTTTAGATTTGCTTTGAAATCTGCAATGGTATTTTTTAGTTTATCAGCTGTTGGCATATATAATATATTCCTATGGTTAGTGTTGTGTAGTTGATTATTTGTGGAGTTATCATTTGTTACTCCAAATTTTTTTTGCTCTAGCAAGGTGTTTGGCTCCAATATTCCAATAGAAATTGTGATCAAAATTAGGTTCAACATCTTTAGCAATTTCAGCTAATATCATGTCAGATTCCTCCAGATCTATGTATCTGGAAAGCAAACGCTCTTTTCGCATACAGTTTGCTACTAGCTGTTCGTAGTAGTTTTTTAAATTCGCTGGCTCTAGATCTGCACAATTCTTTTCTGTAAAAATAATAAAATCATTCGCAGTGAGATAAATTAAGCATGGAGAAACACTTGATCTTTTTTCTAAGGCGAAACAATAAAACGCCAACTGCTGCAAATGATTTATATTTGGTTGGGATGGCAGCTTAGCTGATGAGAAAGATCTACTACCATCTTTTCTTTGTCTCCCAATACGTTGCCAGCTGGTTTTCAATTCACAGACCGAAAGAACGTTGCTTCCAGCCATGACGCTAGAAGGCGCAGCAACATCTCGCGATGAAGCTTTAAAATCTGTGAAGTGAATGTCAGTCCGTCCAACGATTGGAAGAAAAAGTCTGTCGTCTATATTATTGATGCTATCTTCAGCAACAACATTATTAGAATTAGTAATACCAATTTTTTCGAAAGCTATAAAACCTTGTTGACACGTTTGAGGTATAGTTTCTTGATAGTGTTCTTTTTTTAATCTGTCTGTTTCATTAACAGGAACGTACTCGTTAAATTTTTCCATTGCTTTTGCAATAGCTTCGTCTTTAGATAATTTTATATTTTTGTGTGGAGCTAATTTTCTTTTGTTTTGATTGAATGACCAGATGTCATTTGCATAATGCCATTGCATTGCATCATTAACCGCAACGCCTGAAGCCATGTTTGCATTGCCTTCAAATTCTCTTCTTTGTTCTTGAGTACAAAATAAATATTTAAAAACATACACACCTAGAGGCATAGAACTGCTTGTTGGTGAATGATGATTAATTTTTAAAAGTTCGTTTAGTTTTTTAAATCCATCTTGTTGTAAAGTTTCTAAAGGATCTATAATTTTTGTTTGTTTTATCATAGACAGACAATAAAACGCTTTACTAAAATCCGTTTAGTACAGATGCTCTTGAGTGATGTTAGATGATGTTAAATGATTTTAGATGTTGCTTGATGCTGATTTCTGCTGATCGATGTTGTTAGCTGCGGTTGGTAGCGGTTCATGTTCCCAGTTTTCACCTTTTACATATCTGCATAACCAATAAACTTTAACCTTGAAAACTCTTCTTCCATAATTTCTGTATTGTGGACCTATCTCTTCTTTATTATCTTTGTTGTGAGATCTCCAACTTTCCCAAGTTCTTTTTTTTAATAAATGAGGTAAAATTAATAGACAGTCATCAAAAGTCAGCAATCGATCTAAATCTCTGTTTCTATAATATTCTAATGAAGTAATGAAAACTCCGTCTTTTCTATCCAGGCTAACATTGTTCTTTTTAGGTAATGGAATGACGTTGTTTTTAGAAGCTTTTTTAACTGATTTTAACGTCTTTTTAGGCACTTTATTTATCCATATTCATTGGTTCTTGATTTAGAGCTTCTTCATGCATCCTATCTTCTTCAAATTCTAAGTAAGCAGCTTCAGCAATTTCGTTTTCTTTTGCTGTTAAATTTTTACTTAAATCCTCAAGTTCTACTAATGTAGTTGATTTAGTTTGTTTTTCCGTTTTGTATTTACCAGTACCAATTTTAGTTAATAAATTTCTAAATCTATTATCGTTATTCATTAAAAGTTTTAATTTTTTATAAGCTATTGCTTCTAAAGCGCTGTCGTTTTCATAATATTTATTGTCTGCATAAAATTCAGCAACACTTTGCATAACCTTACCTTTTATAGCAGCTCTAACTTTTGCTTTTCTAAATTCTTCAACTTTTTTTATTTCATCTTTTCTACTTGCTGTGTAATAAGTATCGTAAGCTTTAATGATTTCTGATCTTGTTTTTTGATCGGTTGTGTTATCAACAAAACTTACAATTGGAGAAATAAATTCAGGATCTACATTTTCAATTAAATATTTTTGATCTTTTGCAAGTTGTTGGAGAGAATCAAAAGTATGAATATCTTCATCTGCCTCAACTTCTGTAACATCATGATTGTATGGATCCATATTTATTATATTAATATTTTTTTTACCTTTTATTGGTTCAACAATTCCAATAAAATATCTTAATCTTACTTGATCATCCTTAAAATTTTTTAACATAACACCCACAACACAAATTTTTCCATTAACTGTATCGCTAGGATTGTCATAATAAAAAGCTGTATAATTATCCATCATAGATTCACCTGAAATTTTTATTGCCTTAACATCTGGTCTATAAGTTTCTCTTGGACACTTAACAAATTGTTCCATTGGAAGTTCAGTGATCTCTCCAGGATAAATTGAATAACCATTTTCATAACCATCAAATGTTGTATCGACCATTCCCCAGATTGGAGTATATAAAGAATTAAATATTAAATCGGCTGGATCGCAGCCTAGAATTTTTCCTAATTTAACTGCTGTATCTCTTGAAATTTCAATATCATTTTTAAGATATTTATAAAGTGTTGCTTCATTTATTCCTGTCATGTTAGCAATATCCTTACCTTTAAATCCGCTACTAATAATTTTTTCTTGTAATAATTCTCCTGGAGTTTTTATTGTGTACTGTCCAAAACTTTCTCTTTTATTTTGATAAATACCTAAATTTAAAATAGATTTATCTTTGCTGGGTTTATTCATTAAATGCATTAATGTTTTGTTCCATTCTTTATTGAAAAGTCGCTCACAATTAAGACTAATTCTTGACGATAGTCTGGCAGCATCTTTATAAACTTCCACTTGAGTGCCTTCAAAAACTCTATCGTAAAAAACTTTATTTTTTTTTTCTTGAATGTAAAATTTAAAAGTTACTTTTGCATGAACTTCATATTCAACATCTTTTTCTTGATGCAGATCCATGTATATTATTGGCATTTCTTTGTTTAACAGAAATGTTGAAACTAGCTTTTTTTGTAGGTCTTTATCTAAATCTGGTTGAAAAGAATCTTTTTTAATCATCTATAAGTGATTATAATATACACTCTAATTAAGCAAGTATAATTTACAATTAATCCTTGTTTATCTATTCTAGTAGTTTAATGGCTATTTATGAGCAAAAAAGTCTATTTTAAAGGCGTTAAATTCTCTGGATATTCTTCCTGGCATCGTAATGAGACGCATAGTTGCTTAGGTTTTTCTGACATTGATCACGTTAGCACCTGTACTTCATGCCTAAAACCTTTGTTTTTAGCCGAATCTGTATTTGATAATGGTCAAGGCTGGAATAAACCTCATAAAGTAACTAAGGAATTAGCAGAAATGGCTGGGATCCCAGCTTTCATCGTCTGGTATAAGCTCATTAAAGATAAAATGGTTTATGTCCATATTAAGAAAATAGCACCAGATTATAAAAATGGATATTCATCCAAACCGATTAAATTAACTCCAGATGAGTGGCTTCAGTTTATTGAACACAAAGAAGTAGAGCATTATCCGAATTGTAAGAACAAAGAATTATTTCTAAAAAAATTAAAACAAGATCCGATAGCTAATAGGAGAGCAGCATTTGCACCAATTATATATAAGTGATCCTAAAATATTTGAAATTCAAATTTCAGACTTTGATTTTAAATTATATTCTTATTTATGTAAGAACTATGATCTTAAAAGATTAAAACCTTATGTTAGAACAGTTGACTGTACTAGATACATGAAGGTTCCATTTCCAAAGATAGAAGATGCTTTACAAAGATTGTCTCTTTTAAATATAGATTACAAACCTCTAATTACTCACAAAGATTTTAAATACTTTGATATGCCAAGATACAAATATTTCCTGGAGAGTATAAAGTTTACTAAGAATTATCCAGACAAAGGTTACAGCAATCTTAAACGAAATATTTATACATATTTAAATGGTAACTATGACAATTGAAATTCAAATTAAAACCGCCGTATTTGCCTTAACAAACTTAGTTAGCTTAATTGATGAGGCAGCTAGGACTGAACGCTTCCTGAGCGGTCCTAAGCCTCCTAAGGCTGCCAGTATGTATGATTTGCTATCTGTTAGCTCTCAACCTGGAGATTGGTCTTTTTATGAAAAACAATTATTAAAATTAAGAGCAACACCTCGACAGATAACTCGTTGGGAGTTTGCGATAGAAGCTTTAATTGCTATTGATGCAGAAGTTTCAAAAGATCCTATACTTGATAGACAAATTATTTGGATGAGAGCTAATCGATTCAAATGGACACATATTGGAAAACAC